GCTGGCGGTGTAAGAATTGATGCTTCTATTCTGCATAATGTATCAGATAAAAACTATGATGATCTTTTTTCTCATTTGAAAACAAAAGACTTCAAAAAGATGCGTTCATGGGTTGTAAATAATATAGATACAGATGCATCTGCAATCTTCAGAGCTATATATGATCGTATGGGTGATGCTATCAGTCCGCAATCTATACCGCAATTAGTTATCATTCTTGCAGATTATCAGTACAAGAATGCATTCGTGGCTGATCACGAACTTAATGTAGTCGCATGTCTTACAGAGGTTATGGCAAATGTCCAGTTCAATTAGACTAACAATGTATACTCAAACAGAATGTGTATACTGTGAAATTATGAAACACAAGCTTGATTCTTGGGGTTATGAGTATGATGTTGTAAATCTTAACCTTCGACCTGAAGCAAAAACTTTCATGAAAATTGCTGGGCATAAAACTGTACCTCAGCTTTATTGGAATAAAACTCATCTCAACAAAGTTGACACCGCAGATTTTACTCAAGAGAATCTAGAAGAGCAACTTGATTATGATAACTATGTTGGCGGTGTAGAACAATGGCAATAGCAAAATGGCTTAGGCATGACCCTCACCAAGAAGTATCAGATTTAGATCATAAAAGAGATATGACCTCTCTTCTTCTAACTTTCATGCTTGGTTCGATTACTGCTTTTATTACGAATAATCTTGGCAGTGTTATTGTGGTTGGCATTGTAGTATATTCCTTTCTTCGATACGCACAGAGAGGATAAAAAATGAATCCTTTTGAATACTTAAATTCTATTAACAACACCAAGAAAGATATTATGGTTGATGATATTGCTGAGAAGGGTTATAACTCTTTTATGGTAAATCGTGGTCTGTCTTATTTTGCTGATACTGTTGTAATTGCAAATGAGATGAACAGGCATCATCACCTAGATGCTCGTATGGCATATGACTTTCTTATAAATATAGTTAGAAAACGGAAAAGGTTCTCCAAATGGATAAAACCTGAAACCGTTAGTGACGTGGAAGTTGTTAAGGAATATTATGGTTATAGTAATGAAAAAGCTCGCCAAGCCTTATCCCTTCTCACATCTGATCAGATTAATGAGTTGAAAAAGAAGGTTTATAAAGGTGGAAGAAAATAATACAATAGTCCAGTGGACGCCAGGGTCAATGCTGGAAATAACATTGAACGAACCAGATGATTTTTTGAAAGTTCGTGAGACACTAACACGCATCGGTGTTGCATCCCGTAAAGATAAAAAACTATTTCAATCGTGCCATATCTTGCATAAGCAAGGTAGATATTTCATTGTTCACTTCAAAGAGTTATTCTTACTTGATGGTAAGAAATCCAACCTTGAAGAGAATGATATCGCACGTAGAAACACCATTGCTCAATTGATGAGTGATTGGGGACTAATCGGTATTGATACAGTAGATAAAATTGAACCGTTAGCTCCTATGAGACAAATCAAAATCATTCCTTTTAAAGAAAAAAATGATTGGGAACTTTGTCCAAAATATAATATTGGTAATAAATAAACGTATATATAATACTAGAGACGCCGAATGATCGGGTCTCTTAAATTAACCTTGCAAGTCATTGGAGGTACATATGACTGGATTAGTATATCCGCGTAGCGGATTCATCGGTTTCGACCACATTTTCGATCAGCTTGAGAACATTCACAAGCATGCGAAAGATACCTACCCACCACATAACGTAGTTAAAGATGAAGACATGTGCTTTACTCTTGAACTCGCTGTGGCTGGTTTCAAACAAGAACATATTGATATTGAAGTTAAGGACCATGTTCTTAATATCAAAGGTGACCGTCCGCAAAAGCGCGAACAGGATAAGTATGTTCATAAGGGTATCAGTGCAAGAAACTGGAGGAAGTCATTTAGACTGTCGGAATACACCGAAGTAACTGGTGCAGATCTACAGGATGGAATATTAACTGTCGGCTTAGAAGTTATCCTTCCTAAAGAAAAGCAGCCTCGTAAAATTTCAATTGGAAAAAACGAGGAATCAAAAAATGACAACAATAGCACTAAAAGGCTTCGCTCTTAGCTTTAACTTTCTAAAGGGCATAGTTAACTTCTTCAATGGTGTAACAGAATCCATTGCGGTATCAAGACAATTTGAAGCTAACCGTAGAGTTGCTCAATATTTGAAGCATGAATATCCAGGACTAACTGAAATGCAGATTGTTTCTGAATTGGATGCTAAGACTATTAAGAACTGGGGAGGCACTAAATAATGTTGAAACTGTTAAAACGTTGGTGGGCAAAAGGTCGTATGACGCCTGTGGAAAGATATCTGGCTGATTCATGTGACCTTGTTGAACTAGAACAACGACAGAAAAATCTAATGCGTAAAGGTATCTGGATTTAATGTGGCCATATACTGAAGAAGAAAATAAGAAGCTTAGTTAAAAAAATAGGAGAATAGCATGCAAAGTACACCACGTAACTGTAATACTTGCGGTCATAGGTGTCATTGCTATTCTCCAGATTGTCCTGAATGTCATAATGATGTTTGTGTTAAGTGTGAGTGTGATAAACCCAACTTAAAAGATATACCAGATTCTTTCATAAAACGAACATAAGGAAATCTATAACGTGGTAAAAAATCTGCAGTCCCTCGATCCTGCTAAGCGTGATTGGGAGTATGATGATGGCGGTACAAGAATATATAAACTAGAGGCTGGGAAACCAGTCAAGACAGAATACAAAGACGAATACGAAATATGGAAGAAAAGATTTGGTCATGACTGGGAACCAAACGATGATGATCTTCCTTATTATGTTGACTTACCTTAGGAGAATAATATGAATGTAATTGAATTAAGAACACAATTGAAAGTTGATGAAGGAATTGAATATGAAATCTATCTCGATCATTTGGGTTTGCCTACTTTTGGTATCGGTCATTTGGTTATCGATGGAGATCCTGAAGCTGGAGAGCCAGTTGGAACTCCTGTCAGCGAAGAGCGAGTTAACGAGGCTTTCGACACAGACGTTGAAATCGTGCTTGGAGAATGCAGAATCTTGTACCCAGACTTCGATGACCTACCCGAAGAATGCCAACAAATAATTGCTAACATGATGTTCAATATGGGCCGTCCACGCCTTTCTAAATTTAAAGGAATGAAACGTGGTGTAGATGCTCAAGATTGGCAAGCCGCGGCAGACGAAATGGTGGACTCTGCATGGTACCAACAGGTAACCAATCGTGCAGAAAGACTGGTAGAAAGAATGAGATCTTTGTAAAAAAACATCTTTACATTACCTGAGATTTGTGTTATACTTATGAACAATCAGGAGGCAAGATGAATTTTTACACATCAGTTGCGAGATACGGTAACAGCATACTCTATCGTGGTTATAATCACCAGGGTCAGCGTATAGTTAGAAAAGACAAATTTAAGCCAACCCTTTTTATACCGTGTAAGGTAGACGAGGGTTGGACTGCTATTGATGGTCAAGTCGTAGCACCCATCACATTCGATAATATGCGTGAAGCCAAAGAATGGTTACAGACCTATGATGGTGTCAGTAACTTTAACATATATGGTTCCACAAATTACATTCATCAGTATATCACTGAAAAGTTTCCTAAAGAAATTGAATTTGATCGTGATAAGATAAATGTATCAACAATCGACATTGAAACAAAATACGACAACGGCTTTCCTGATCCAGAAATAGCTGACCAAGAAATTACGGCTATTACAATTAAAAACAATTTGTCTGGTGTCTATTGGGTTTGGGGCTGTAAAGATTACGACACAGAAGCCGCTCTGATTAAGCCTGTAAGATACAAAAAGTGTAAAGATGAGTATGATTTACTACTCAGTTTCTTAGATTTTATTTCAGACGAAGCAAAAGCTCCTGATGTTATTACTGGTTGGAACGTAAGGTTCTTTGATATTCCATATCTTATCAATCGTGTAGAACGTATGCTTGGCGGCAATGCGGTCAAGAAGTTTTCACCATTTGGTCTTGTTGATAGTAGAACAATACGAAAGTTGAATCGTGAACATATTGTCTATGATATAAAAGGTATTGAAACACTCGACTACCTAGAATTGTTTCAGAAGTTTGGCTACACATACGGCACACAAGAATCATATGCTCTTAATCATATTGCATATGTCGTTCTTGGTGAAAGAAAGCTTTCTTACGAAGAATCAGGTTCTCTTAAGAACTTATACGAAGACGATTTTCAAAAGTATATTGACTATAACATGAAAGACGTTGAGCTGGTTGATAGACTAGAAGACAAGATGGGTTTGATTACACTTGCCATGACTATGGCATATAAAGGTGGCGTTAACTATCAAGATACTTTTGGTACAACTGGCATTTGGGAATCTATTATCTATCGTAAACTTCTTCGTAAGAACCAAGTCTCTATAGCTACAAAAGCACATGAACCAAAACAAGAATTTGCTGGCGGCTTTGTCAAGTCTCCGCAAGTTGGCTTACATGAGTGGGTAGTTTCTTTTGATTTGAATTCTCTATATCCTAACATCATTGTCCAATGGAATATGTCACCTGAAACGGTACAAGATGCTAAGTTTAACATACCTGGTGGTGTAGATTTCTATACGAACTATTTCGGCACAGACATGGACCCACTGCATCCTGCGGTTAGAGAAGAGAACGTTGCTGTTGCCACTAACGGTTCAACATACTCAAAGAATAAAGACGGTGTTATTCCAACAATCATTGAAGAGTATTATAACGACCGTAAATCTATTAAAAAGATGATGCTTGCATCACAGCAACAATATCAGAAGAATGCATCTTTCGAACTTGAGAAAGAAATTAATCGATATGAGAATCAACAGATGGCTATCAAAATTCTGATGAACTCTCTTTATGGTGCTCTCGGTAATAAGTATTTCAAATACTTTGACCTTCGCGTTGCAGAAGGTGTTACGCTTACTGGTCAGATGGTCATTCAATGGGCTGAGAAAGCTATGAACAAAGCCATGAATGGTCTCATTGGTGGTGATAAAGATTATGTTATAGCAATCGATACTGATTCACTTTATGTAAACTTTGGTCCACTCGTTGACAAACTCAAACCTAAAAATCCTGTAGAGTTTTTAGACAAGGTCTGTAAAGAACATTTCGAATCTGTTCTTTCAAAATGCTACGAAGATTTGTTCACTAAAATGAATTGTCATAAACCTCGTATGGAAATGGGTCGTGAAGTAATTGCTGACCGTGGCATCTGGACTGCAAAGAAGCGGTACATCTTAAATGTGCATAACTCTGAGGGTGTGCAGTACGCAGAACCCAAGCTAAAGATTATGGGCATTGAGGCTATCAAGTCTTCTACACCTCAGATAGTACGAGATAGATTCCGTGAGATATTCAAAGTCATAATTTCTGGCAGTGAAAAAGACACTCAAGAATTCATCAGAGATTTTAAACAAGAGTTTAGAAGTTTGCCTGTTGAGAGTATTGCATTCCCACGTTCGGTCTCTAATGTAACAGATTTCTCTGACAGAAAAACTATTTACAAAAAGGGTACACCAATTCATGTACGTGGTTCACTTCTCTATAACAAGGCATTAAAGAGTGCCAGTTTAAGTGATAGATATGAACTCATACAGAACGGTACTCGTATCAAGTTTATTTACTTGAAACTGCCTAATACAATAAAAGAAAACGTTATTGCATTTCCTGAAGTACTCCCGCAAGAGTTTAAACTTCATAACTATATCGACTTTGATAAACAATTCGATAAAACATTTCTTGACCCGATTAATATTATTCTTAATGCAATTAATTGGAAATCAGAAGAACAACAAACATTGGAGGATTTCTTTGCCTAAAACAAACTTTGATATGGTAGAAGATTTTATGAACGCATTTGGTCAAGACGTTGAGAAGACGCCTACTATGACTGGCGTTAGTGAACTACGTTATGAATTAATTCGTGAAGAACTAGAAGAAATGCGTGAAGCATTGGACACAAAAGACTTGGTAGGTATTGCAGACGCACTTGCAGATTTACTCTATGTTGTTTATGGTGCTGGTCATTCTTTTGGATTAGATTTAGATGCCTGCTTCAATGAGGTCCATCGTAGCAACATGAGCAAGCTAGATAAGAACGGTAAGCCCATCTATAGAGAAGATGGTAAAGTTTTGAAGGGCGAAGATTATTCTCCACCCGACTTAAAAAGTACTTTACTTCTTTAAGGAAATGTAGTATAATGTATTATGATTGAAATTTCATTTACAATATTCAAAAATATATTTGACAATAAAACACACAGACGCATCGATCTTCCTAACTTCGATGCGTTTGAGAAGTTTCTATATAAACTCGCTTCAGAGCCTAAAGCATCTAAGAAAGATGCTGTTCTTATTTCACCAGCAATCTATAAAACAAATTCTACTCGTAGTAACGACAATGTCCTAGAGTGGGCTAGCTGGTGTTGTATGGACGTAGATGATTATATACCTAACGGAGATCTCAATGCTGACCTATCTAATCGTCTTTCTGGCTATCGCTTCATCTGTTATAGCACTGCGGGCTCTAAAGTTGATACGCCTAAGTTCCGACTGGTGTTCCCTCTTCGAGGAAGAATACAACGGGACAAAATCAGACACTTCTGGCATGCTCTCAACAAAGAACTCGGAGAACTCGGAGACGCTCAAACTAAAGATTTATCACGCATGTACTACATCCCTGCTCAATATGCTGGCGCTAACAACTTTCTTTTTAGTAATGATGGCGATTCAATTGATCCTTTTGCTTTGATGCAAAAACATCCATATTCTGATAAAGCTAACCTCAATAGTTT